GGGGGAGCAGGAGGTTCAGCTACAAGTATTATCCCTATCGGTGGTAAAGGAGCATTTTTTGATAAAGCAACAACTAGAAATGCAAACATTGTATTATCTGGCCCTACAAGTGGAAGTGCTGCTGCACCTACATTTAGAGCATTAGTAAGTGATGATATTCCTTCTATAGCACATACAAAAATATCTGATTTTGATGCTGGAGTACGCACCAATACGTTGGCAGAAATGGCTGCTCCTGCTGCTGCTGTGTCTTTAAATTCCCAGAAGATTACATCATTAGCAGATCCCACTGCCGATAATGATGCTGCGAATAAGGGGTATGTAGATTCCGTTGCTCAAGGTTTAGATGTAAAGGACTCAGTTAAAGTAGCAACTACAGCAAATATTACACTTTCTGGAACGCAAACTATTGATGGTGTTGCGGTTTCTGCTGACGAAAGAGTTCTAGTAAAAGATCAATCAACTGCAAGTCAAAATGGTTTATACCTTTGTAAAGCAAGTACATGGACAAGAACAGATGATTTAGCTGCTGGTGCTGATGCTGCTGGTGCTTTTGCTTTTGTTGAGCAAGGAACTGTTAATGGCGATAATGCTTTCGTTTGTAGTTCAGATAAAGGAAGTGCAGTCACAGGAACAAATAATTTAACCTTTGTTCAATTTTCTGGTGCTGGTCAAGTAATAGCAGGAGATGGTTTAGATAAGTCTGGTAATACACTTTCTGTTGATCTTAAAGCGAATGGTGGACTTGTTATTGAATCTACTGAAATTGCTGTTGATCTTGCTGCTAGTTCTATAACAGGAACACTAGCTATTGGTGATGGTGGAACGGGTGCTACAAGTGCAAGTGCAGCTAGAACAGCCTTGGGATTAGCAATTGGAACAAATGTCCAAGCGTATGATGCACAACTTACTGATATAGCTGGCTTAACTCCAACAGATAGTAATTTTATTGTTGGTGATGGATCTAACTTTGTTCTTGAATCAGGAGCTACTGCTAGGGCATCTTTGGGAGCACAGGCATCTGCTACAGACTTAACAAACTTATCTTCTTGTCAATCAGGTGGATCTGCTGCTTTAGCTGCTCTAACTTCTACAGAAATAGGTATTCTTGATGGAGCTACTGTTACAACTTCTGAATTAAATATTCTCGATGGAGTTACATCAACAGCATCAGAATTAAATATTTTAGATGGAGTAACTTCAACAACTGCTGAATTAAATATTCTTGATGGGGTAACAGCTACAACTGCTGAAATAAATTTAATTGATGGAGGAACATCTGCTACTTCAACAACATTAGCAGCAGCAGATAGATTTATCTGTAATGACGCTGGAACTATGAAACAGGTTGCTTTGTCTGATCTGGTTACATTTTTAGAAGATGAAAGTGCCTCTAGTTTTAACATAGATGGAGGATCATACTAGAAACTAAACATCAGGAGGGCTAACCAATGGCAAACACAATCAGATTAAAACGAGCAAGCGGTAGCGACCCAGGTGCTAGTGATCTTGTAACAGGCGAATTAGCTGTAAGAACGGATACTGGTAAATTATTTACAAAAAAAGATGATAATTCTGTAACTGAGATTGGAGTTACTGGTAATGCTGCGACTGCAACAAAACTTGAAACAGCAAGAACCATCGCAGGAGTTAGTTTTGATGGTTCTGCCAATATATCTCTTAATAACAATGCGATTACTAATGGAGCAGGGTACATAACTGCGACTCTGACCAATGAACAAGTTCAAGATATTGTTGGAGGTATGCTTACTGGTAATACTGAGACAGGCATAACAGTAACGTACCAAGATAGCGATGGCACTATAGATTTTGTTGTTGGCACGTTAAATCAGGACACTACAGGAAATGCAGCAACAGCCACAGCCCTTGAAACTGCACGAAATATTGGTGGAGTATCGTTTGATGGAACGGGAAATATAAATTTACCTGGTGTTAATACTTCTGGGAACCAAGATACCTCTGGAAATGCTGCTACTGCAACGGCTTTAGCTACTGCACGAACCATTGCAGGAGTTAGCTTCGATGGTACAGGAAACATATCTCTTAATAACAACGCAATAACAAACGGAGCAGGGTATATAACAGCAACTCTTACAAATGAGCAAGTACAGGATATTGTAGGAGGAATGGTTAGTGGAAATACTGAATCGGGTATAACAGTAACTTATCAAGACAGTGACGGAACATTAGATTTTTCAGTAGCTAGTCAAACTGACAATAATTTTACAGATACTTTAAAAAGCAAACTAGATGGCATTGCTTCTGGAGCTACTAATGTTAGCAATACAAACCAATTAACCAACGGAGCAGGGTTTATAACATCTGCTGATGGTGGTAATGCAGCAACACTAGATAGTTTAGATTCAACAGCTTTTTTAAGATCAAATGCTGATGATAGCGGAAGTGGATTATTAAGTTTAAGTTCTGGAGTAGCTTTTGGTGCTGATGCCAAATGCACTGCTGCTGTATCAAGTTTGTCTGATGGTTCTACAATTACTGTTAACTTTACTTCTGGCATACACCATTCTGTAACCCTTGGAGGTAATCGCACATTTGGTAATCCAAGTAATGATTCAAATGCTGTAGGTCAATCAGGTTCTATTTTTATTACGCAAGATGGTACAGGTTCAAGAACAGCATCTTTTCATTCAGATTATAAATTTGCTGGGGGTACAGCACCTACTTTATCGACAGCAGCAAACGCAGTTGATAGACTAGATTATGTTATCAAGGCTAGTGGAGTAATCCATTGCGTTGTCACTTTAGATGTAAAATAAATGGCTTTATTTGACACAATTCGAGCAGGAGCATCAGGAGCAGGGGGAGATTATGAAGTAGAGAGAAGTTTAAGGTTTAATCCTGCTCATCCTACACATTTATCAAGGACACCTTCATCAGCAGGTAATCAAAACACTTGGACTTTTTCTGTTTGGTTAAAGAGAGGAAAACTAGGCACATCACTTGGATATATTTATCGTGTTGATGGTTCACATACAGATCGTTTGGAATTTGATTCAAGTGATCGTTTATTTTTGCAACAAAGAGACACTAATATTCGTATAAGTACTCAAAAATTCCGTGATATTTCTGCGTGGTATCACATAGTTATAGCAATGGATACAACACAAGGAACCGCAGATAACAGAACAAAAGTTTACGTTAATGGTGAGGAAGTTACTGCATTTGATACTAAGGCTAATAATTCACAAAATACTGATGGAATGTTTAATAGTACCAATGAACATAAATTAGGTGGTAAAAATGCAAACCAAGGTTTTGATGGATATATGGCAGAAATTAATTTTATTAATGGATCACAACTTACACCAGAATCATTTGGAGAAACAAATACATTAACAGGTCAATGGAATCCCAAGAAATATACAGGAAGTTATGGAACAAATGGATTTTATTTAAATTTTTCAGATAATTCTGGAACGTCTGCAACAACACTTGGCAAAGATTCAAGCGGTAATGGCAATAACTTCACACCTACTAATTTTAGTGTAACTGCTAATTCGGTTGATAATGATTCGGTTCTTGATACTCCTACTAATAATTGGTGTACTTTAAGTCCACTTACAGGTTATTGGTCAGAGGGTGGCAGTATCCCGTTTGCAGATGGAAACTTACACGTTGATAACCCGAATAGTGGTGATAGAGCAGGGTTCGCAACATTTAGACTTGAAGATGGCAAGAAATATTATATAGAAGGTGTGTATTTAAAACCAGGTGGGAGTGGATCACAGTGTAAGTGGGCAATAGCAACTTTAAGTAAAAGTAACGGTGTTGCTGTTAAACCTGGTGGATCAGGTTCTTATGGTTTTGATTGGCGAGGTGGTGGTGGTACTCCACAAATCCTTAACTCAGGCTCAAGCTCAACTACTGGAAGTCAACCTTCTGATGGTGAAGTAATTGGTATGGCAATAGATTTGGCAAATGGGAAAATGTATGTTCACAAAGGAAATTCATATTATGAATCTGGTAATCCCGATAATGGAACTGGCGCAATAATTTCAGGCATACCAACAGGACAAGATTATCAATTTATTACAAGTGTAGATTCTGGTGGGCCTAATTTTGCAGAAACTAAAATCAATTTTGGTCAACAAGGATTTGCACATCAACCATCTAGTTTTACAGACTTATTAAATAGTGACAGTCTACCTGAACCAGTGATATCATTACCTACTCAATATTTTGATACTCTACGTTGGACAGGTAATGATACTAATAGAAGTATTACTGGTCTTGAGTTTAGTCCTGATTGGGTATGGGTTAAAAAGATATCAGGTGGTTCTGATAGGGCGCACCAAGCATTCGATATTATTAGAGGAGCACAAATGACTTTGCATCCAAATAGCAGTGGTTCAGAGCACTCTACTGGTGATCGTTTATCTTCTTTTAATAGCGATGGATTTAGTATTGGAACATCAGGTGGTGATGACGGAATAAACGCTAACGGAGCAGAATACTTAGCATGGTGTTGGAACGCTGGCGATTCTACAGTAACAAATAATGATGGCGATATTTCATCACAAGTAAGAGCAAATACTACAGCAGGATTTTCTATAGTTTCTTATACAGGTAATGGTGCTAGTGATCAAACCATTGGTCATGGCCTTGGAGTCGCACCTCAAGCAGTTATATATAAAAATAGAGATAATGGTTCAGCTAACTGGGAAGCACAATGGAATGTATCTGTTAACAAATCCGTAGCTTTTCGAGGTAGTCTTAATTTAACTGAACAAAATCAAGGCAATAGTTTAACTACTTTTACAAGCACTACTTTTAGTGTTGCTAATAATGCTATTGCTAGAAATTCTAATAACGATGACTACATTGCTTATGTTTTTAGTAGTGTAAAGGGATATAGTTTAGTGGGAAGCTATGTCGGGAATGGAAACTCTAATGGGGCTTTTATTTTTTGTGGTTTTAGGCCAGCATATGTAATGTTAAAAAAATCAAGTGGTGGTGACTCATGGTTAATAATGGATAACAAGAGATCAACTGCCAATGTTGTTGATAATACATTAGCTGCAAACAGTAATGGTAGTCAAAATGTAGATACAGGCGGTATTCCAACAGATTTTGTAGCTAATGGATTTAAATGTAGAGGAACTGGAGGAGACTTTAACGGTAACGGAGAAACATATATTTTCTTAGCATTTGCAGAATCACCTTTCAAATATGCAAGAGCAAGGTAATATATAGATATGGCTTTTAAATTAAACGGAAATCCATTAGCAATTGATGTTCCTTTTACAGTAGGAACCGTGAATTACCCTGCTAATTGGTTAAGACTATCAACAGCAGACGAAAAAACTGCTATAGGAATCACAGAAGTAGCTGATGATCCAGTGTATGACGATAGATTTTATATGGGAGATGGAACGGCAAAAGCACTTGATGATGCAAATGCTACTTATGATCTAGATGCTTCAGACGGTAGTTATAAAAAAGGCGATTTAATGAAAGATGAAAATGGAAATCAAATGGTTAATTTAGGTGTTAAATCAGTCTTAAAAGCACAAGAGAAAAATACTGCTGCTAGTCTATTAGCAAGATATGATTGGTACGTTGTAAGAAAAGCTGAGAAAGATGTTGCGATACCAACAGCAATTACAACTTATCGTGATGCTGTACGGACAGCTTGTGATACAAGGGAAAAAGAGATTGATGCTTGTGCCGATACCGCAGCTTTAGTTACGTTATATGGTGCAACTTATGATGAAAGTGGTGAATTTGTGAAAATGAACATGACATCATACCCTGTAGATCCAGAAATTTAATGAAAACAATAATTGAAAAACAATTAATTGAGTGGAGAGAAGAACTCGCTAAACAAAAACAAAAACAGGTACAAGCCAGAAAAGTATTAGAAGAAACGAATCAAGCTATTTTGATACTTGAGGGCGGTGTACAGGCAAAGGAGTTATTGTTGAGGAAGATCGAACAAGAATCCCAGCCAACAGGTACAGTGGAGCTAAACCAAGAATTAAAGCCAAAGTCATCAAAGTAATTGGCACACTAGCTTTTAGGAGGGCTTCTTTAATCATGTTTCAAAAAATTGCTAACGTATTGAGTATTGTCTCATTTCTAATGGTAACTTCCGTTATAGGTGGAGGGTATTTTGGCTATAAATATGTAACATCTGATCAATTCCAAACAAAGATGATGAATAAGGTTTTAGGAGGAGTTCAAGGAATGTTGCCAAACGTATTGGATAAAGAATTACCAGGAATGACAGGCCCATCACTACCAATTCCTAAATCCTAAATATGAATTGTTGGTATTGCCAGACTGAACTTATATGTAATGGTGATCAAGAAATGGCAGACGATTCTAGATTCTCAACGGTTACTAATTTATCTTGTCCAAAATGTTTCTGTGAAGTAGAGGTGTATTTACCAAGAGATGCCTATGACTGAAATACCTGAGATTTATATTCCTGAAATATACATTCCAGAGATTCCAGAACCTTATAGTCAGCATTATATAAATGTAACTAAACCACCTGATATTGATGTTCCTGGTTGTACTTATCAACATCGTGATATAAAAAATACAGGTAATAGAAATTTATTATTAGAAGATCCAAATGGAGTATATACAACGTGTGATTTTGCGTTCCCTAGTTTTATTCCACTTGATTATTCACCTGAAAATCTTGTCGTTACAGAAGAAGTACCTGTTACTAATGACCCACCATCTTTTCCAGAAACAGAAAAACCAAAGATACCTGAGATCCCAAAGAAGCCACCAGATGAATTAAAACCTTGCCCTGGAAAGAAAGATCAAAGAGTAGGAGACTTTCGTAACGAAAAACGATTAGAACGTGTCAGTGGACACAAAAGAGGAGATGATGGATTTGAGTGCATAACTCTCTATGAAGATGTTCCTTTTGTGGATCAATACATACCAACGCCTAGCGTGGTTGTTAGTACTGCTGTTATCGCTACTGTGGCTGCGACTACTCCTATTATTCTAAATTTGGTAAAACCTATTGTTAAGCAAATAATTAAAAAGCTGACAAAGAAGAAAGATAAGGTAGAATAACTAATACGAGGTTCCAGCCTCTACCAAACAAACGAAGCTAGAGCGTTTGTTTCTCATGAACAAGAAAATCCTTCTAAGCTTTTTTTTCATTTGAGCTTAGGAGGGTTTTTTAATGTTAGACTGTAAAAACCCTATTCGCCAAGGCAATGGATAGGGCGTTTAGGTAGGCAAGTTTAACCTGTGCTTGTCTACTGCTTTATTTCCTGAGTCTGTGGGATAACTTTTTTGTATGGCATCTCTTCCCATATAAGCCAATCTTTTGGTTTCGGTGCTAACAGATAACACTCTTTTTCTCCATAAGTATATGCTTCGATAAGTAATTGTATATCTGCTGATAGTACTTCATTAGTATTGGCTAGTCTACGATAACTATTTCCTAAAAACACCATTCCTCCTGTTAATATTGCTGCACCAAAATACGCTATAGTTGCCACTCCAAAATGTAACTTAGACATCTTATTTTTTCGGTATTTCATGGGTATGTGGGATAACTTGACCTGGGG